TACATGTGGCATCTTTCTTGCTATAACTAATCCTTCTGCTTGGTTCTTTCCTGGAGTCCACAGTCCTATGTTTACAACATGTTGTTTTGTGGTGTCCATACCTAAGTAGTGCTGAGCATCACGTTGGTCTCTATAAGAAGCTGTATCTGGATCAATAGGAAACTCAATCACTTGTCTATAACCATCTACATTAGCAAATGTATCTAAGTGATAAGGACTGCAGAAAGCATATGCATCAGGAGTAAACATTTTAGTCTCTGGTACAAAAGAAACATCATGACATGTTTCTACTATTCTATATGTTCTACTAGAAGAATATAATTTATTGATCATCTCTCTATCTAGTCTTTCAGACATCTCATCTATATGAATTATATCAGGTTTCCAACCATCTATTATATTAAATAATTGCATCTTGTTTTCCCATAGTGTATGGAAGTATGGACTTACAATATCCATAACTTGATTTCTATGTACAACATAATCAAAGCTATGACATGCATATTCTACAACAAAGATTTCTACATCTGTATTAGCTTGTAAAGCTTGTATTCTTTTAAGGAGAAAAGCTGGCATTCCTCCTGTAGATAAATGAGGTGCCAGGAATAAGATTTTCATTGGTTTCATAGTGTTTATTTGGTGTTTCAAAGGTAGAAAAAATATATTTACGTTATGCTATATTATGAAGGAAATCTGTTATGTAGTCTTCGTTATTCCAAATATAAATTTTACATTTGCTAGATATAATATCAACTCTAATGCCCCTTAAATGAAATCATTTCCTTTACAACTATTAACAGCCCTACTTTTATTCTTTGCACCAATTCAACAGTTAGTTATGGTTGTAGGTCTAGTAATCTTGTGTGATACATTCACAGGTATTTATAAATCAGTTAAATTGGATGGATGGAAATCTATTCGTAGTAGAAAGTTGTCAAACATAATAAGCAAAATGGTTCTTTATGAGGTGTCAATTATTGTTCTCTTTCCAATTGATAAATTTTTATTGAACGAACTATTACTAAACATTGTTTCAGTTCAATTCTTTTCTACAAAAGTTGCATGTGTTCTTCTTATTCTTGTAGAACTAACATCAATTAAAGAAAACATAGAAGAAGCTTTGAAGATTGACATCTGGAAAACATTAAAAAACTTTATCAAAAGAGCAAAAGAAGTATCAAATAACTACGATGAAATCAAAAATTAACTTTACTTAAATAGTCTATGAAAAATCTACCTAAAGAAGAATTGTTAAGTCGTCTTGAAGCGATTAACAGAAGTAATGCTATTATTTATTTTGATTTAGAGGGGTTTATATTGGGAGTAAATGCTATCTTCTTAAAGACAATGGGCTTTAAAGAAGATGAACACGAAAAACTTATTGGAAAACATCACAGTATATTTGTTAGCTATGAGTATTCTAAATCTGATGAGTACATCAAGTTTTGGGAAACATTAAGAGAAGGTACATTCTTTGAAGGAGAGTTTGAAAGAAAAAAGATTGATGGGAGTCCAATATACCTTCAAGCAACTTATAATCCTATTTTTGATGAGAGTGGTAAGATTACTAAAGTGATGAAGATTGCTACTGACATTACAGAAATGGTCAATAGTAAAAATAAGATTGATGTTTTATCTAAAGATTTACAGATTGAATTAGAAAAATCTGAAAAACTTAAAGAGTCAATAGAGAAAGAGAAAGATGCTGCTTTAGATGACTTAGATGCTACAATAAAGAAAAGCCAAAGCGAGTTGATTAAAGTGATTGTTAAATCAGCTTTATTTGTAATTATGAGTGTAGGTTTTATTACAACTATAATGTACTCGTTTGCTATTCTATCAAATAAAGACACACAAATAATTGGATCAACGTGGAGTAATATGTTTAGTGTATTATTAACTAATGCATTTTCAATAGTAGGTACAATTATGGGTATTAAATATGCCACACAAGAAGGTAGTAACAAATAAAAAAGAAAAAGATGCAACTAAGTAAAAATTTAGCGTTAGCAGAAGTAACAAGAAGTGAAACTGCAAAGAGAAAAGGAATTAGCAATATGCCAACTCCAGAACACATTGAGAACTTCAAGAAGTTAGCTGAAAATATATTCCAGCCAATTAGAGAACACTTTGGAGTTCCTATTCACATTTCATCAGGGTACAGAAGTAAAGATCTTAATACTGCTATTGGAGGAAGTTTGACTTCACAACATTGTCAAGGTGAAGCAATTGACATCGATATGGATGGAACATCAATAACCAATGCTCAAATATTTAATTACATCAAAGATAACTTAAACTTTGATCAACTTATTTGGGAGTTTGGCACATCATCTAATCCTGATTGGGTTCATGTGTCTTATGAATCAACAGGTAAGCAAAGAAAACAAATTTTAAAAGCTGTAAAGGTTGGAGGAAAAACAAGCTATGTACCATATAAGTAAATTCATAAAAGAACAGTGGTTAGGTTCTATTCTAATTGTATTATTTATTCTATTCCTGTTACATGGAATAGGAAAGAATAATGAATTGAAAAAAGAAAAGGAAGCTCTTGAAAAAGAAATTGAAGTGCTTGAGCAAAAGGAATTATTACACTGGTATAAACTTGATAGTTTAAAGGTTAGTGAAAACACTATAATCAAAAAGGAAAAAATATTAATACAAATACAACATGACACAATTAAGGTTATTGATACTATGTCTATTAGTGAGCTTCAAGGCTATTTCACAGACAGATACAATCAAAAAGATAGTATTGAGTGAAAAAGTAGGTAGAGAAGTTGTAAAAGATCTTGTTAAAGGAGATGTTTGTAGACAACTCTTAACTCTTAAAAATGAAAATATTAAAAACTTACAAGAGCAGAATAAAGAACTTGTAGAGATTATAAAGATTAAAGACAGTATTCTTTCTAAGAAAAATGATATAATTACTGTCCAAGATAAAGCTATTGGTTGGTGGAAAAAACCTCAACTTCATGGATATCTAGGAGTTCAAACTATAAATGCTACATTAGTAAATCCTTCTTTATATGGAAATGTGCTATTAGAATTTCCTAAGTTTAATGTAGGAGCTCAATATTTTGTACAACCAAATAATCCATCAGGGTATGGGTTTATTGTTGAATATAAACTATTTTAAAATATGGCAAAGATAACCAACACAGTAGTTAAGTTAGAAACACCAAAGGTTAATAGACCTAATGTACATGCTAAATCACAAACATCAAACTTAAAAAGCTCTAAGAACTATAAGAAGCTTTATAGAGGACAAGGTAAATAATGGAAGAAATAGAAGTAATATATCAAGGAAATGTAGCAACAGATGGTAGTACAAAAATATTTTGTACAACAACATCATTGAATATAACTAACATTGTTATAAACAATCTTGGTTCAAACTATGTCTTCAATTTAAATAGAATAAAGAATGATTCTCCTGTAGTTTCAGTTCCTATATATGAATTATCATTAGACGCAGGAGATTCTATACGAGATACAAATCCTTACATCTTATATAACTCTGATTATGTACAATTCATTTCAGATGTAGCAGGAACAACCTATTACGTTAAAGCAACACTAGAACAATAATGTATGAGTTTATAGATAAGAATGGAAACATCTCAGCTAACTCTGCTAATGTTATTGTAATAGATAAAAATGGATTAGTAAAACAAGTTGGCACAGGGGGAGGAGGTTCTCCAACAGGCCCTGCAGGTGGTGATTTATCTGGAACCTATCCCAATCCAAATGTTGTATGGGCTAATGGACAACCAACATATGATCTTGTTTATTATCCTCTACCTACAGGTACAACAGCACAATATATAGATGGTACAGGTGCATTCCAAACTTTTCCAACAATAACTAGTGGAACAGTAACATCTGTAGCTGCTTTAACATTAGGCACTACAGGAACAGATTTAACATCCACTGTAGCAAATCCAACTACAACACCTGTAATTACACTGAATGTACCAGATGCAAGTGCAACAGCAAGAGGAGCTCTTACTTCT